CTTAGGTCACTACCACCCGAAAAACTACAACAGGTACTTTCTGAACTAGGGCAGAATAAAGCTGAGGAGCTTAGGTATCTGTGGCCTTTCTGGGCTAGACAAGAACAGCTAGAACCAGAAGGTGATTGGAATGTCTGGATAGCTCTTGCTGGTCGTGGTTGGGGAAAGACTAGGGCTGGCGTTGAGTGGGTTAGAGAGCAAGTTAAATCTGGTAAGAAACGTATTGCTGCTGTTGCTCCTACAAACTCAGATATTAGAAGGGTTATGGTAGAGGGTGAGTCTGGTTTCCTTAATGTTTGTTGGAAGGGTGACAAGACACACAGAGGCGGTAAGATGGGGTTTCCTGTTTGGTCGCCTACCAATAGAACCTTAACGTGGGAGAATGGAGCTAAAGTAGAGTTCTATTCTGCAGAAGACCCAGAGCGTTTACGTGGACCACAGTTTCATGCAGCTTGGGCAGATGAGGTTGCAGCTTGGCGTAACCAGCAAGATGTTTGGGATATGCTACAATTTACCTTACGTCTTGGTCGTAAACCAAGGGTGATGGTAACAACTACACCAAAGCCCACCAAATTGATGAGGGGCTTAATTGCTTCTCCTGATAGCTACATTACCAGAGGATCTACCTTTGATAACGTAGACAACTTGGCAAAGCCATTCCTTGATACAGTTAGAAAAGAATATGAAGGAACAAGGTTAGGGCGACAGGAACTTTATGCTGAGATATTGGAAGAAGCTGATGGCGCACTCTGGACAACAGAAATGCTTGACGAGTGTACCATTGAAAGAAGTGAAGTACCAGAACTCAATCGTATTGTTGTTGCTGTAGACCCTGCTGTAACAGCTAAGACAGAATCTGACATGACTGGTATTATTGTTGCTGGTGTAGATGTAAACGGGATTGGATACGTACTTGAAGATGCCACGGACAGATTTAGCCCTCAACAATGGGCAGCGAAGGCTATCTCGTTGTACAGGGAGTATAGTGCGGATCGTATTGTTGCCGAAAGGAACCAAGGCGGTGAAATGGTCCGTAGGACACTTGAAGCAGAAGATGAAACAGTTCCTATTCGCCTTGTACATGCTAGTCGAGGAAAAATGGCTAGGGCTGAACCTATATCTGCACTCTATGAAAAACATAAAGTCAAGCATGTTAAAGGTCTTGACGAGTTGGAAACGCAAATGAGAACTTGGGAGCCTTTAGGTTCTCTGGGATCTCCCGATAGGTTAGACGCTTGCGTGTGGGCATTGACCGACCTAATGCACCACGGTAATCCAACCCCTACCTTAAGACTTGCTTACTCTAGCGCAAAAGGTTTAGTGGCCTAAATGAAGAAGATTAGTGAACAGCTAGGTAAACTAGAGTTAGGCCAAGGCGGTGAGCAAACCCGCAATGGGACTATTCGTGCAGATGAGTTTCTGCAAGAGATTAAAGGTAAAAGAGCTATCAATAAGTTTCGTGAGATGCGAGACAATGATAGCACTATCGGCGCAATTATGTATGCCACAGAGCAGGTTCTGCGTGATGTAGATTATTATGTCGAACCAGCTAAAGATACAGCAGCAGGTAGAAAAGAAGCAGAGTTTGTCGAAACTATCCTAAAGGATATGGAACACTCTCTTGATGATCACATTGCAGAAGCCCTTTCGCATTTGACGTTTGGGTTTTCTTTGTTTGAGGTGGTCTATAAACGTAGACGTGGACCTAAAACAGATGATCCAAAATCTTACAGCAGATATTCTGATGGTAGGATAGGCGTAAGGAAGCTGGCTTCTAGGGCGCAATGGACCATAGAGAGCTTTGATGTTAATAAAACAACAGGCGATGTTTTAGGTGTTAAACAAGAACAAAACTATGGCTTAAAGTCTACTTACATTCCTGCTAGTAAGCTACTGCATTATAGAACAACAAATACAAATAATGATCCTTCTGGTCGTTCTATCTTACGGAACGCTTATACTTCGTATCAGTACCTAAAGAACTTTCAGAGTGTGGAAGCCATAGCTGTTGAAAGAGAACTTCATGGTGTTCCTATTGGAAGGATTGCTGCAGAGTATCTCTCCCCTGATGCAACTGCTGATCAAGTATCAGTACGTAGCCAGATGGAAAAGATCCTAAGAGATCTTAAGTTCAATGAACAAGGCTATGCTTTGTTGCCTTCTGATGTATATAGAGACATAGATGGAAAACCAACTAATCAGAGAATTGTCGATATTGAACTTATTACAAGTAATGGCTCTCGCAACATTGATATCAACCCTATCATCAGCCGCTATCAGCACGATATTGCTAGGAGCGTTATGGCTGAGTTCTTGATGTTGGGTGCAGGGGCAAATGGCTCTTATGCGTTAAGCAAATCTAAAACTGACTTGTTCCTACGTTCTATGGAGAGCTATATCAACTCTATCTTTGATGTGTTGAATAAGCAATTGATTGAACCACTCTGGCATATCAACGGACTTAACTTTGACCTTATGCCAAAAATCTGCGCTGGTGATGTTGCCCCACATGATCTACGTGAACTTGGTAGTTATCTACGTAACTTGAATGGCGCTAACATAGACCTGAGTGATCAGGATGATATTGTGAATGCTCTGTTGGCTAACGCAGAACTTCCACCTAAGAAAGTAGCAGAAAATGGCAACTCTAGCTAATGCTGTATTCGATAGTGGCCTATCGACACTTACAACAAACGGTACACGAATTGATATCTGTTCTACAGAGCCTACTACCTATACAGAGGCCACCTCTACCTATACATTAGGTACAGATACAATTACCATTGGTTCTCCTGCAGATCGTACAGGGGGTGGTCGAGAGGTAACTGTCTCTGCTGTATCAGACGCAAGTGTTACAGGCTCAGGCACCGCTGCATATTATGCTATTACAAATGGTAGCACAACTCTGTATGCAACAGGGGATCTAACAACCTCACAAGTTGTAACTTCGGGAAATACATTTTCTTTAGGGTCGTTCACTATCGGTATTCCTGACCCAGCATAAAAGGGTTAGGTCATGTCCAGTAGGATATTACAGGAGAGTTCTGACCTACTTCTTACTGAAGCTAGTGAACCGATCATTAATGAGAACTTTATTGCCACAGATGGCATAATAACAGGTTCTCCAAGTGTTGCCACAACAAATATAAGTCAAGACCACAATTCAAGTCCTGCTAATATCTCTACAGGCAATTCTGTATTAGCCACTACAGCTATTACACAAGGCCATAGCTTAAACTCTGCCTCTGTAGCTACAAACCCCCCAGACCTTGCTACAACGAGCGTAAGTCAAGATCACAACTTAACTCTTACAGTTATTGTTTCTAGTCAAGTTGTAATTTCTACTGCAGGTCTTACTCAAGGCCATAGCCTTCAAGTAAATAGTGTTGTAACTGGCTTTCCTGTTGTACCTTCTGCAACAGCTACAGAAGCAGAAAACTTTAGCGTTACGTCTCTTGTAACAGGTACACCAAGTCTAGGCCAAACAACCTTAACACAGGCCCATAGCCTAACAGCGGGAAATATCATAACTCCTTTCCCTGAGTTGGAAAGCGCAGATGATCTCAACGCTGTTGTAATCCAAGAAACACAGGAAATAGAGCAAATGTTAGGAGGTTGGTCGAGAAGAGCTTACGAAGTCCCTGATGGGAAACTTGTTCAAGCTGAACGTGAGATCCAGCAGACTTATGGAGATAAAGTCTCCATTGATCGTAAGGCTAAGTCTCTTATCAAGTTTGGACGTTCTGCTTCATTAAGTACAAACACCCTTGAAACTGTTTGGACTGTTGGTCAAAACGAAAGTTACGTTACAGATAACACTATTTCTTTTGTGTCTTCCTCTTCTGCCTCTGATACACAAGAAGTTACCATTGAGGGACACACCCTAGCTGATAATAAGTTCACTTTTGTCGTACAGACAGCAACTTTAAATGGACAGAATGCTGTATCTCTAACAACAGACCTTGCGCGTGTTTCACGTATGTACAATAACAATAGTACAGAGTTAGTAGGAAGAGTTGTAGTCTATGAGAATACCACTATCTCAGGTGGCATTCCCACAGACGCTACAAAAATCCACATTGATATACCTCAAGGCTTTCAACAGTCCCTAAAAGCTGCCACAACCTTTAGCAATACTGATTATTATATAATGACTGGGTTTTATGGGGCTGTAAGTTCCAAAACCAGCGCAGCAGTTGATTTTTATGTCGAAATCAGGGAAGTAGGTAAAGTATTTCTTCCAAAAGGATGTTTTACAGCGTCTTCCAATGGGGGCGGTTCTAACATTATCTTAGACCCTGCAATCATCGTACCAAAGAATGCAGATGTTCGTGTAAGAGTCGAAACTCCAACCAACAATGCCATAGTATTTGGTATCTTTAAAGGTTATATAGCTAAGGTACTTTAATGCCCTATTCTCGTAATTCAGAGCTTCCAAAAGCAGTGAGGCAAACCGTGCCAGAGGAAAAACATACACAGTTTCGTCGTGTCTTTAATTCAGTTTATGCAGACACCAAGAGTGAGCAGAGAGCTTTTGCTGCTGCTTGGTCTGCAGTAGAGAAAAGACAGATGGATGAGGACTTATTTACCAATCCTGCAGAAGCTCGCACAAGAGCCAGAATGATGGGACTTGGTGAAGAAATCCATACACACTTTATGAATGGTCAAGCCTTCTATATGCCAGCAGCTACGCATGAAGCGTACATGGAATACTATAATGAGCTTGGAGATATAGAAGACAAGGAAGAGCCTGATGATTTGCTTTCTAGGGTCTTGACCGCTATCATCCAAGAGATCACCAAAGTGGACATGTCTACGCTGGAAAGCAAGGCAAGCGACCACAATAAAAAACATGGGGGTAAAGGTAAAGTAACTGCTTCCACCTTACGTCAGGTTTATGACAGGGGTATCGGTGCATACAAAACCAACCCCTCTTCTGTAAGACCTAACGTGTCCTCTAAAGAACAATGGGCTATGGCACGTGTCAACAACTTCTTACGTACTATTCGCACTGGTCGTTTCCGTAGCGGTAAACACGATACTGATTTACTCCCTACTAAACACCCCCTGTCAACAAGAAAGAATGACGTGTGGGATGAGAGTGAATTGCCTACCCAAGCAGCCATTGATAAAGCAGACAGACCTCTAAACAAGCCATTCAGATTGCCTTCTGGATCAAGCAAAAAGTTTGGTGTTTACGTCAAAGATGGTGATAAAACCAAAAAAGTAACTTTCGGTGATCCTAACATGGAGATACGCCGTGATGATCCCAAAGCCAGAGCCAACTTTCGTAGTCGTCATTCGTGCGATACTGCAACTGATAAGACAACTGCGAGATATTGGTCTTGTCGTATGTGGGAGAAAGGTGCCACAGTGAGTGATTTAACTAAAACAGAAATTGAGGGCAAGATCCTTAAGGCAGACGAAGAGCAACGTATTGTCTATGGGTGGGCCTCTGTCATTACTGAGAATGGTGAACGTGTTGTTGACCGTCAAGGTGATGTTATCGAAGCTGACACACTTGTGAAAGCCGTAAATGATTTTATGGAACATATTCGTGTTGGTAAAACAATGCACACAGGTAAAATGACAGGGCGTGTAATTCACTCTCTGCCTATCACCAAAGAAATCGGTGAGAGCCTTGGCATACAGAGTGACCGTGAAGGATGGGTTGTAGCTTACAAAGTCTACGACGATGACGTCTGGGATAAGGTCAAATCTGGAGAACTTGCGGCCTTCAGTATCGGTGGTCGTGCAATCAAGGAGAAACTAGAAGATGCATCTTCTTAAGCAACTTGAGCTTGACGAACTATCTTTGGTTGACCGTCCTGCGAATGCGTCTGCCAAAGTTGCTCTGTTCAAGCGTGATTCCGAAGAGGAAAATATGGAAAAAGCATACAAAATGAGTGATGCCGAAATGGAGGAAATGGACAAGATGTCTGATGACCTCAAGGCTAAACTTCGTGGCTACATGGATAAAGGTTACACTTTCCCCC